TAGTAGAGGTGGAATGATATGGCAGCAACTAACAATGAAGGTTTTTCTAGTTTAGGAACACCAACAGGTAGTTTAACAGATATTACAGATGGGACAGATGCCGTGCATACAGGCATTGTTAAAGCATTAAATAGAATGTCTACAGGAAATACCGCATTGGATGGATTCAATGTTACAGGTATTAGTGCTACGACTATCACCTTTGGTAATGGAAAGATTCTAAAAGATGGTGTATTAACTGCTATTACCGGAGCAACGGTAACTATTGGAGTTTCTGATAGGGTAGCCAATGCATATCATTTGATTGTTGTTGCAGGAACGACTTTAGGTTATCGTGTCGGCTCTGCTAATATTGTTGCTAACCCCAATGATGATGACGTTATTGTTGGTATGGTTAAATTTATTGATACTTCAACAAATATGCAATTCCAATATCTTACAGGACAAAAGACAACAAATAACATCAGCATCGCTTATGATAATTCAGGAACATATACTGAAGCAGGTAAATTAACAGGTGATGCTAACGGTATTACGATGACGGGTCTGTATAAACTAGATACATTGCCTACCGCCACAGTTGCTACAGATGATAAGGTAATTGTTCAGGACACTAATGATTCTGATAAAGTTAAGACTGTTACTGCTCAGGCTATTGCTGACCTTTCTGCTTATTCGGATGCTAGCGCCATTGCTGCTGTCGAAGGAGAAGCAACATTGGCTTTAAGCGGAGATGTAACGATTGCTTCAGGTAAAGACTTAACAGTTGATGGAACTACTTTACATGTTGATGGTGCAAATAATAGGGTAGGTATTGGAACTGCTTCACCCGATACTGCTTTACACGTTGAAGGTTCAGGTCACATCATTAGAATCAAAGACACTTCCGCAGGTGATAGCGCACTTACCCGAACAATGGGCGGTGTTGAGTTATCTGCTGCCGGTATGAACACTAGTTCAAAGTTTGGTGTTCCAATCAAGTTTATGTCTACAGATAGTGCCTTTACTACTGAAAATCCAAAATTCTTAGCAGCGATTGTTCCTGTTGCTAGAGAATCTTATACTGCCGACACTAAAGGTGGTATGGCTATTGGTTTCGCAACTACCACAAATACGGCAGGTGCTTCAACTGTTCCTCAAGTAAATATGACTCTAGACCACAATGGAAGATTAGGAATTGGGACTGAAACTCCAACAAATCATTTAGACGTTAGAGGGGATGTTTCTGGTGATAAATTTTTAGTTGAATCTGTTCAGTATGAAATTGCTCTAGTTACTAGTGCAGGCGGAACACCGGGACCACCTAACAATAACTTCCAATTTGCAGATACGGACTCCATTTACAGAGTTTCAACAGTTACAGGAACTCCACCGGGAAGCGCACAATTAGATGGTGCTTTACCAGCAACGTCAGGTAATGAAGGATTAGTTTTTAAATTTATTGTTACTGCTATCGCTAGCGGCGAAGCATTAACTATTACAGCAAATGGTTCAGATACAATCGTTGACCAAACATTGAGTGTTTTAGCGGGAGCAGGTGGAACTTACTCTATTCCCGCTACCGGAGTTTATGAACTAGTCTGTTTCAGCGGCTCTTGGATGCTTTATAAGACTGTTTGAATTGGAAACTTTATTGCTAAATTTTCGCAAAAATGCGAAATTTTTAAAAAGCGCAAAAAAATGGGAGCCGGGGCAATTAAGCCCCGACCCCCTTTAATGTTTCCTTACTCCATGCGCCTTTGCATTCTCGACATTCCCACAGTCTAACCTGACCTGTGGAACCAACGTAAAATGCGACTAAACGCTTCGCTAATGTCTCTTGTTCACAAAATGGACATTTTTGCTTAAGGCCCATCTTTATCACGCTTTTGCATTAGCCTCGTCATGTATTCTTCGACGGACTCATCGGTGACGTTAGAACCACCAAATGCCGCGAAGAAGAGAAGTAAAACCATAAGCATGAATAAAATTAATCCTAACCATTCCCAAGTCGTCATCACCAATCAACTCCTAAATCTATAAAGTCTTCTTTTTCAATAGAAAATGCCTTAACAATCCCATGTTCTTGACCATATTTCCAGAGGTCATAAACTAATTGACTATCCTTTAAACAATAATCCACTACGGTATCATAATCACCTGCTTTCCAAAGAGCCGGTGCATCTGCGGAGTCCATAGTCTTAGATGAACCCAAAGAACACTCCACTAAGTTTTGGAGTCTAAATCTCTCACCATGTCCTTTTAACAAAGATTTACTCGTATCAATGTATTGTTTGTTGTCCAAATACTTGCGAATGCAGTATATGTCCAAAGAATCTCTCAGGATAGGTAGGTCAAACGCTGCGATATTGTGGCCCAATAGAAGGCCTCCTGCCTTCTGAAAGTCGTCGAGGTCATATTTGAGGTCACGAAGAGTTTTGACGACGTGACCACCCTTAGAGAAGGAATCCACGGGTTCATCAACGTATGCGGTCCCCGTCGAACCGTCCCAAGTGGTCACAGTCGAAACCTGAAACATATGAGTATTACCAAAGCCACCAATTTCATAGGACATATTTTTTGTCTCTAAATCAATAGCCATAACGTTCATTTCACTCACCTGCCCAAAGTTTGTTTAATTTATCCTTTTCTTTGTTTGCGGGTTCTTCTTCTTGAAGTTTTCTTTTCAAGAAGACAACAATGTTTGCTCCCGCAACAGTAACCATAGATGAACATTCCCACCCTTCTTCACCATATGTGTTGAGGGCTTCAATAATCACTTTTGGCCCTTTATTTACTTCAAATACTTTATACGTGTTTTCCCATTTCATTCTTCATCACCTACTAATTTAACATAAACTGAACGACCTTGCTTGTCTGTTTTAAACTTGTGTTCAATCTTCTTGAAATAGTTGTAAATGGATGCTTTAGACTTCTTACCTTCTTTCATTACATTGTTTAGTAATTCATTCTTAGGAACGAAGCCTTCTTCATCTTTATCCATTTCTCCGTAGCACTTAACAAATAGAGGAAACAGCGATTTTTCTGCGATGCTCTTACGCTTGACTCGGAGGCCCTGCTCTAGCCAATCAACCAATGTGCTATAGCATTGTCGGACGATGCTAGCCGCTTGTCGAACATTTTGAGGAGTTACAATGAACCTTTCGTTATGATTCTTAATTGAAGGGGCTTGAGCGATAGAACAGATAACACTCATCTTCTGAAGAATCTTCATCAGACGGGTCGTAAAGTTCTGCGCCACTTTGCGAACTTCACCATTTGTGTTGTTAATGAATTCTTCCATAGCCTCTAACTGTGCTTCCAATGCTTCTCTATAACCATCAGAATATGTCATCGTATTTAGAGGATTACCACCCATTTTATGGTATCTTTCTTCAAGGACTTTATAGATAGTGAAGATACCATTTACATATCTTTCAATAGGAGCATTGCTTTCAACAATCATTCCTGCGTGCTTGATTTGTTCTTTTCTCATTTTTCTTTGCATGTATTCTGGAACATCGTGAACATATAGTAGCATTCTTTGAAGAACACCCTTGTTTGCAATAACGTCACTAAGATTCTCAGGTGGATAAGTCATAGCAATAACAGAACGCTGGCTAAAACAATACATAATCTGATTGTCGAATTGACGAAGAGCCTTACTGATTACCCAAGATTCACCGGCTAGTGTATTCATCAATGTGTTCAAATACACAATTGAAGATTCATTGTGTTGAGTTTGCTTAAACACACCAGAGTATTCGAATTCGTCCCAATGGGCAAGCCCGTTACCTTCTAAGTGACCGGGGATTCTAACCCATTCAATTTCTCCATCATCGTCCATAGTCTTGTTGAAACCACCAATCAAAGTAGGGTCAGTATAATCAGTCAAAGAAAAGATGTTAAATGTTGATGGAACAACATGGTCAAACTTATCTAGAACGGGGTGGTTAGACTCTTCGTTAATTCTTTTGTGGACTCCATTTGCAATCGGACCAACAAAGTTCCAAAGTGTTGATTTACCTGTTCCTGAAGTTTGAATCCAACCGAAGTGAATTCTAGTATCTTCAACGTTAGCACCGTTTGGAATCCTAACAAAGTCCTTTGAGATTTGACCCAACATAACGAAAAGAGAAATCACCGCAGGCACACCATTCAAGTGAGATACCTTAAGTGCATCTTTTTGAAACTCCCTAAAGAAAGCAGGGAGTTCATCAGTAAATCTAATCATTTCTTCTTCAAATATTTCATATTCTTCTTCATTCATAATGTCACCTTCTCTTCTGAAAGTAGTGTATCTAAAATACGGTTTGCGACTGTTGGACCGATACCTTCCAACTTGCTAATTTGGCTTGCTTTATGCTCACCGATTTCCATGATTGAACCGAATTCTTCAATCAGTTGTTCTGCTTTGGATTCAGAAACACCTTTGATAGTTGATAAAACATCAACTCTTAGGTCATCTGAAGTTAACCTTTTATGGACTCTCGGTTTGATTGCCGGTCTATCCATAGGTTGCATCTTACACACCGCAGTAATAATGTCTGATGCTTCTTCTTCTGTTGAAACCCACATAGGTTTTGTGTCCATATCTAAAACAATTCTTCCATAGGCTCCTAAAAATTTATTTCTTAGAAGCATGGCTCTTTGCATTCTTGGTTGATTGGTTGGGTGATTATCAATTACGTTATTGATTGCTTCATCAACTGTTCCATAGATAATCACAATATTTGTTTGATACGCTCTATCCATGTTATCAATCTGTGTCCACATTCTTTTTGATATTACTGAACCTAAGAAATCTGTTGTGGATTTTGCTTCAAAGCAAACATCATTGAATACATAGTCACCGATTTCAATGAATTGCTTTTTCATTTGAATTCTAAGTGTTCTTGCTTTTTGCTCGACAAGACGAGACAGTTTTGAATTTTCTCTTGAATCTATGATTAACATTTTGTTACCTCCGCTACTGATGCTAAAATAAAAGCAATTGTGCCTGTTAGATAGAAACCAATCCTAGCATAAAACATTAAGTCACTTCTTTCCATTTGGGAACCTCCAACATTTTCCTACACAATAGCCATTTGAAATTAATGTCTTACAGGTTGGTGAGAACCTATTGTTTCTCACGATATAGTTAACGTGCTTAAGTGTTTCTCTTCTATTCCAATCCAACCAAATATCTTCAGACTCACCATACACAGATTCAATTTCATTCATAATCTTTTCAACAATGGGTCTGCTTTGTTCACCTGTTAATCGAATACCTTTGACTCCTGTTAAAATATCTCTATACCATTGAATGAGGTAAACTCTTGCTTGATGGCCGGGATTCTCCACAGTTGTAGCACTATGCAAACAGGGCAGGATGGGTAGTTTTCCGTCATGTTTAGGCACAGAAATTTCACCTTCGACCATCTCTATCGGGGGTTGTTCGGGGAAGAAGACCTTCTGTGTGCCGGTCTTTGTGTAGGATAAACGCCTCGGGCTTCTGGCTAAGTTAAGCAATTCTTCAAGGTCAAGAGATAGGTCATCTAAGCATAGCGGGATGCAATAATACGGATTACCTTCGCCATCGTCTGAAGCCATATTCACCGTATTTGGGACTCTCCTAAGTCTTGACGATTGACCTACTCGGTCATCCAATGAAGAACCTCCACCATTGCGTTTAAGATGTTCTTTGATACTTCTAAAATAAGCCTGAATATTTCTAATATAGTCTGTGCGCTCTCCCTCAATGAATAAATGAAATCCCCTCCCTGAAAAAAATAGTGTGTGCATTAAGTCCTCTTCAATTATCTTTTGCATAACAATCTTCATATCTTCAAACGCAACAGATAAAGACTCATCATCGTGTGCATCAAAGTCTAGAAAAATTCTGTTTAGAATAACAGAAGAATCAATAGATGTTCTCTCAGCAAACTCAGAAAAATCATAGACCGTAGTATATACATTCGTCCTGTTGTTATGTGCTTGGACAAAATCAATGTATTCACTTTTGGTCAGAACCTTTTTTCTTTTCATCTGTGGCGCGTTCGGAATGTGACTCCCCGCCCAGACTAGTCTCGGAAACTTCATTTTTATTACCTCCAAAATTTACTGTTGCTCCATTTAGCATTTCTCTGATAATTCCTGCTACATCTGCTTGAAGTGAAGCCATAATTGCTTCTCGCATAGCATCTTCAAATGTGCTTCCAACGTAGCCGTCATTAATTCTTACATCTCTGATTAATTGAAATCTTTCAGATAACTTCATCTCGGAATACAAATTATTAGATAGAACTTCGATTGTGTGCTTGAGATTAGAAATTTCATTAAATGTCCAATCTCTTGCTAAGACCTTGGCTTGAATTAAGTCCTTTACCATCACAACCACGAATCCGTTTGTGCTGCGTCACACATTCCAAAGAAGGAACAATGAGTGCAGGTCTTATAGTAAAACTTTGCACCAAAGGTTTCATCTTCGTATGCTTTCAACAGTTTAGCAATTGAGTCATAAACTGAAGTCATTGAACGCTTCTTTGCTTCTTCAACATACATGTAGTTTGAGACAGGGTAATACCAACCCCAATGAGTTACTACCATATCTCTTGTTAGTCCGTATTTCTTTAGAACAACTTCGTCACAAGATTCAATCATCATTTGATAGAAAGCCATTTCTTTTCTCATAGAAGAGGTCTTATAATCTTTCCACGGGCCTGTTTTCAACTCCATAGGAATAAGAGAATTTCCTTCTCTGAATACACGGTCAATGATACCCTGAAGATGCAGTTTATAGTCTCGCTTCAGGGGATATTTCTTACTTTGATTTTTCTTAAACGTAATCTCAGCGTCGAATAATCTTTCGTTGATGATTGGTAAGAATTCATCTAACTTATCTTCATCTCTGCATTCAATATACCGTTGTGCTTCTGTGGCAGCAATAGTTAGGTATATGTCTAGATAGTCATCAATTGGAAATAGTTGCTCACAATATTCCAAGACTTCATTGTTAGACATACTTTCTGCTTTCTTCAAATCGAAATCATCGAAGAAAGATTCTCTCGAATTGTGAACGATTGTTCCTTTTAACATCGCTTCAGTTTGGTCTTGTGGAAGACGCTGAATGTAACTGAAATCATATTTCTTAGGACACCAATCAAATGTTCCAAGAGAAGATTTGGTAATCTTCAAGATTGGCTTAGAAGGGTCTTCCGGCCATTCTGCGTTCCATGCGTATGTATATTCATCTAGCATATCAATATGCGCTTTATATTGTTCATCAATGTTCATTTTACCACCATTCATCTAATGTTAGTTGGATTTTGTTTGTTCTAATGCTAGAAGTTTCCCAACCCATAGCACGATATACCGGCTCGGCTTTTTTAATTACCTGCTCGGCATAGTGTTCAAAGTCTGGCCTAAACTCATGTAATTCATCAAGTGTTGGCATTGAAATATAATCAACACTTTTTGGAACCTTAGTCAAAGGGTTTTCCCAAAACATATGAGGTTCATTTACCTTGATTGACCAACAAGAGTCTTCAAACTTTTTATTTAGTTCTGTATGGGCGTAATACACGCCTGCTGTAGCAGATGCGATAGAGGGACGTTTATGCTGTAAAGTTACAAATGTGTGTGGTCTTCCCCCACAACGCTCACAATATCTAACTTCTTTCATTTTTAAGATATCATACTTCTTTTTACATTCAGGGCATTTTACTTGAAATCTTTCTGGTCTAATCCTGCTTCTTTTAGCAAGAGACTTAATTGGGACTCCACCCTTTCTAATTAAATCAAAAGTCTCATAAAGATATGTGTTGATTTCTTTATGTGACTTTTGTGCAACCCACATCTTTAGAACAGTTGTTTGCACTTCTTTAGCAAGTTTAGTTTCACTTACTCGCTTTGCAGTAAAGCCGGTCATGGTAAATTTAGGCTTACTAAGATAGTCACCGTCTTCCCATGTAATCATTCCTGCGTTTCTGTTCTTCGTAATACCGACACCCAATGCCGAATAATACTTCTCAAACTCCAACGCAACGGGATGTTCTGTAAGTCCGAGAACATTCGGGAACTTTTTCCTAACGGCATTTTCAATCTCCTTTACAGTTTCTAAGGCCCGGTCAATATTATCAATCTGAACATAGATTGAATCTGTGTGACCATAAACTACTTTCATTCTTCTTCACCGCACCATTCGCAAGTAAATGTTTCTTCACAAGATACGCACGTATAGTCCACACCATCTGTAGTCCACATTGATTCGCCACAACAAAGACAAATACTATCAGGCAGGTTAGCGACTAACCTTTCGAGTCTTTTGAGTTTTTCCATCATAGCCAAAACAGCACTATTGGATGGGTTCACTTCCACCACCTCTTTCCTGTATAATGTGTAAATTTCATAGCGGGTGCCTCATGTAATTCTTGGATTTCAGTTACCGCGCCACGGAGAGCCATAACTTCTTTCACAATAGAATAAAGTTCATCCCTTTCATCTTCAAGATGATTGATTCTTTGCGTCAGTTGTTCGATTTTATCTTCCAATAAATTAATTCTGCTTTCATTATCTAGTTTCATTCAATTCTCCTCCATGTTTGTTTTCCTATTCTTATCGCATAAGGACTCATTTTTAGTCTCAAAGCGATAGCGTTTGTATGGGGTGTATATTTACCCATCTCATCGAACGCTTTCCCTTTTAAATCATGCGTGAAAAATTCATCACCTACATCATAGGTCTTGATGAGTTCTTCAATTTTTTCTTTTATTGTTTTTATTCCGGGCATTTTAATTCATCTCCTTTGCTACGAATGCTGCTTCTCTGATTGCTTCTCTTGCTGAAGCAGTAATGGAAGCGGCTAATTCTACATCAGCCCATCCAAAACCTTGATAAGCAACAATGCCGTAAAATGACGCCATTAGTCTCTTTACGGCCATTTGGTTGTTATACCATTTACTGTATTCCGATTCGTTGCCTGCTTCACGCGCTTCACGCATCTTTTTCTTATAATCATTTCTCAGATTTTTGAGATGCAAGACTGAACGAGGAAGTAGTCCCAATCTGTCTGTTTTATAATAACGCATTTCTTTTACTGTTTCCTCTGAGAAATCTCTTGGTGTTAGAATATTTACACCAAACTCAGTTGGTTCTTCCGACTTAGTTTCCCAAGAAATGTTTCGTGCAATCATCATAGAAGGATATAGACCCGCAAAGTCAAATGCGGCTACATTTAGATGTAACCCATTGGTTCCCTCAGAAGTTGGGTCGTAAATCATAGCACCTTGATAATCTTCTCTTTCATCAACTTTAGAACCTGTTGGTGCTTTCCAAGATGCATTACGCATGAAATAAATTGAACCCATATGGCTAGCATAAAAGCAAGCATCAAATGGAGCAACTAGCAAGCGTTGAAGAGAAATAATTGCTTCACTAGTGAAGTTTGTTTCATCAATCTTACGCAAAATATCTACGTCAACTAGTGCATATTGCAGATAATGGTATGTATCTTCTAACCAAGCGCGAGTATAGAATTCATCACCTTCAAACTTAGATTCCCAAGATTTACCCTCTTCAAACAAAAGATTTGAAACATAATCTAATGAGAGAGAAGGTAGTGTCCCTCGCTGAGAATCGTTCCATTGTCGCTCAAAGGCAAGGTCTAAGTTAAGAGTTATGCGACCCGCAATTGGTTGAGCAATAGGACTGTAGCCTTGGGACTGATACCGAGAATAGCCGTCTTTACGTTCCCACCCTTTGCTTGATACTCCCTTAACTTGTCTGATAGGTGAAAGGTCCAATGGGTCAATTGAGTTTGCTTCAAGTCTGCTAATCAGCACAGGCAAATCGAATTTTAAACCAAACCAAGCAATAAGCATATCCGGGTCACGGGTTCTAAGCAATAGAAGGAATGCTAGAAGCATTAGTTTTTCAGATGAAAATTTCATAAAGTCAGTATCAAATCCTTCAATCTTTGGCGTTTCCATTATTGGATGGCCATTTGGATTCCAATAAAGAAGATAGAACTTCTTATCAAAATTATCATAAATGCTAATTGCAGTAATAGCATCTTTATGCTCACCACTAGGCATCCATTCCATATCCCAATACCACTTTCGTAAGTTATATTCAGGAAGGGTATTCAGGCCATCAACGCAATACCTGAAATGAAGAGGAACGTCCGCTTCCCAAGTTTGATTGAATCTTTTTACCGCTGAAGAAATATCCGATTGCCTTTCAACAATAACCTTCTTTAGTTGTCTACCATCGAGTGTTTTAGCATCAGTCTTCTCGTAAGTAAAGAACCGTTCTAATGCTCCAACTTTATACGTCTTTGGTTCTTCTGAAGATTCAAGAACATAAAAATAAGGAGCAAATTTCAAATTCTTCTGTTCTTGCTTTTCTCCCTTCTCGTTTCTCCAAGAAGTATAAATTTCGTTTCCATTTCTATATTTACTAATAATCATTCAAACACCTGCAATATAAGGAGCCTTAATCATCCTTCGGTCATTCGCAACAATGAAAACAGGAGCATCATCCAAAAGATAAATGTTAAGCATTTGGTCTTTCTTGAAAAACTTATGTATGGGACTTGAAAACTCAACCGTTGCATCATCTCCAATTTTCAAGAATGGAGTGACTACATCAGAAAAATTATTTGTTACTCCATCACTACTTGAAATCTTCAAGCCGTCATTATTTACATCAAAGCGATAAACTCCACTACCAACCAATTCGCACATAGAAATTGCCTCAGAAAGAGACTCATTAGAAATTGTTACCATAGCCTCAAAATTGATATTTGAGACTTTGGGCAATTCTTCACTTGGCGCAGTTGGAACGTCCATCATCTTTGGACCCATTCTAGTAATCGCATCCATCGAGGGCCATTCAATGATTCTAGGTAATGAAGCCTTCTTTGTTCCACTAGTCATGGTAAGATGTTCAGTCTTATGGAGAGTTACATTCTCACCAAACTTTTTCAGATATGCAATAATGTCGGCGGACTTACCAATATAATATCCGTTTTCTTCTATTTCAAGTTCTAGAGTTAGATTAACAATAAAGGTTGAGTTGCCGGACCAAATCTCAAGCACGTTATCTTGTGCCTTAAGATAGACACATTCTTCCAGACTTCCGCTAGAAAGTCCACTTCGCTTAACGTATTTTCCTTTGACCTGTGCGCTCTCCAATGCTTCTCTTAATGTATTCGTATTAATATTGAATTTCATTTAATCCCTCAAATTTTACCTTCTCTTAACTCAGGAATACCATTCCAAACAATGTTTGGTGGTGCGCCTTGTCGTGTAGTAAATCTAGTTCCTACTAGATTACCTCTAGTCCTACTACCAACTAACTCAGCGATGTAATGGATTTCACCCTTAATTCTTTTACGGTAAGAATGAATCTCTTGTTCAAGTTTTCCGCCCAATTCTTTGCCCCATACAGGTTGCATACCAACAGGAGAATTGTCTTCATATTTTTCAAGTTCATGAGTAATAAAAATTACGTCACACTTTAATAAAAGAATCATATTTAACAAATGATTGAATGCTTTGTTTCTTTCACCATATTGCCAAGGCATCATTTTAGTTACCTTTGTTGGGTCTGGGTTGACTTTTAACAAACAAGCAGTAAGCCAACTATCTACTCCATCAAGCACAAAAACTGGATTTTCTCCACCTTCGATTCTGCTTCGAACAAATCGAAGGAAGTTATGTGAGTTTTTTTCTGACTTCGCAATATCAATAACGTTATCTTCTCTTAACTCAATCGGGTTTTCTATGATAATTCTATCAGTTGCACCATGATGTTCGCGCCAAGTTGATTCAACACCAACGTCCCAATCTAGAACATAAATTGGACGCTCAGGAAAATCTAAAGCAATACCTGTTTTTCCTGTTTTGGGCTGACCCCAAATTCCTAAAACTAGTCGAGAACGAGTTTTCTCTTGTAGTTTTTGTTGTTTTTCTAGGAGTCGCTTTTCGTATTCTTCTCCAACTGCGCTTGTGTTTTTTCTATCAGTTAAACCCATTCGAACCACCAATTTCATATTCTTCTAAATTTAATTCTTGGCCGTGGACAGTTGACCAAACTTTCAAAATGCGGACAACTTCATCTTGCCCGTCTGCTTTATAACGACATTCCTTCGAACCAAGATGAAACTTGAGCCAATATTCGCCGTCTTTCTTTTCGTTTTCTTTAAATGTGATAAAGTCAACATTGATTAAATCAATCACATAATTGTTTTCTAGTAAAAAGTATCTATTCTGTTTTAACATATTTTAACCCCCAAACGGGAAAGGGCTTTGCACCCTATTGAGCGTCATTCAACCGCCACGCTTACACGGTAATTCAATTCAGAACCAATCGAAGTCTTCTTCGATGGCTTGGGGTGTTTCCACCACGGAGCCACGCTTTTCGATAGCGTAAAGTCCACCGACGTTAATTGTTGCAGGTTCAGTTTCACCATCAACAACTCTTCGGGATGAACGTCCAATCACAACAACTGCGGAACCAATACCGAAATCAATTTCGATATGTTCAGGAATCCAACAGGTTACGACACCACTTCCTTCTTCGTAATCAAACTCAGCATCAAGGTCTGTGATGTTCAGAATGCGGTTTCCGTTCTTGGTTGCGGTCATGTTCATGTTGCACACTACACCGTCAGTAACAACGAAACGACTTCCATAGTCGCGCGATTGGAACTCTTCGTGCTTTCGGTCCAACTCATGCAAAGGAACGAGGTTTTCTGAGAGGTCATTCATAATGAAGTTCTCAAAGTCAAAGGAAGACTTGTCTCGGTAGTGTTCGGATTCTGGGTCCAAGTCTGCATTTCGCACAAGGCTAGCCTTTGTTACCTCAGTCATGCCGTAAAGTGCAGCACGTTCCTGATTTGGAATCGCAAGGAAAGTTACCCAATCGAAAGTGTTTGGTTGGAAATCAACACCGGGCTGATTCTTGTAAGAGAAGGCCCAAATTTGATTTTCTCCACCATCTACGCTTCCGTAAAACATTCCTTGTCGTCGGAATTGCTCAACAGGAAGAGGCTTCCCGTAGGCTTTGTTTTCTCCGCCGTTCATGTATCTCTCGGTATTGTCGAGAGGGATGAAATACTGCCCGTCATTTCCTTCTTCAGCACCGGAGGGAAGATTAGAAACGACCTTTTCTTCATAGGTTCCCTTATGAGTTCGGGAAACAACCCACTTTCCAAGTGCATTCTCCGTAGCAATCGCAACAATGCCGTTTTCTAGGGCGGCATCTGCATCACGACGGTATTCTTCACCGGCAGTTCGCCGCTTCCAAGCCATCATGTCGCGTGGAGCGTCCAAAGTCACAAAGAATCCAAATACGGTCTTCGTTAGGCTTCCATCATCTTGCTTTTTCATTCCTTTCGAACGCTGATGTTGGGAAACAAAGGACCGCCAAAGGGCCTTACCGAAAGAATCGGTAGTTTCCACACCATTCTCAGCACAGATTTCTCCATACTTCTGTTCTGCTTCTTCTTGAGTCATCCCAATGTATTGAAGGGACTTCTCGATTTCTGTTTTTACGTTTTCATTCATGTTTTTCACACTCTTTTTTTTTTATTTTTAAATTTGTCCAACCATCCAAGAGATTAAAACTCTTGGAGTCATGGTTGTGGACCGCCATTGTGCTTCTCCAAAAACTCGGAGAAGTTTCCATTTCTGATTAGAGTCCATCCCTTCGGATTGGACTAAAGCATCATGTAAGCCTTCGATGATTTCTCGAATCGAACGGCCATTTACATTCATGCTAACCAACTTTTCCTGAGCCTTATTTTTATCTGATAGTAATTGCAGGACTTTCTGAAACTCTTCAAGTCCAATTTCAATTTGCTTAGAAAGTGAGGTATTACTTGACTTAGCCGCTTGGACCTGAGTAATCGCCCTCCTTAAGTCCAAGTCACCTGCATTAATAAAGGTGGACAATTCATCCTCAGAGAACCTAGTTATACTCTCAGCGTGAAGGATTTCCTTGATTACATCGAGAATCACACTTCGGCTCAAAGGCTTGAAGTGATAGTTTGCACACCGACTTTGAAGTGCAAAGATAATTTTGCTCTTATCATTACAGGTAATCATAAATCGAATATTTGATGAGTATCTTTCCATGATTCTCTTTAGAGCGTTCTGAGCATCAGAAGTCATACCATCCATTTCATCAAGAAGCATGATACGGAAAGGTGCATCACCAATCGTTCCACTTTGAGCAACGCTCTTAATTGTGGTTCTAACTGTTTCCAATCGTCGGTCATCCGATGCATTTACTTCAATGAAGTTATCTGTAAATGAGTCCTTCAGGATTGAACGAGCAAGTGCATACATGGCGGCAGTTTTTCCATTTCCGGGATTACCGTAAGCCAACACGTTAGGCATATTGTTTTCTTCAACCCATGAGGTTGCATCCATAGTGAAATGTTCTTGTCCAACAACATCTCTTAGTGTCTTAGGTCTATATTTTTCTGTCCATAGCATTTTAATTCCTCCATTCTTCAAATTT